ATAGTTAATTTCTGCAGTTGTTGCCGTTACGCCATCAAGTATGTTGATTTCCGCTGCAGTTGCCGTTACGCCGTCCAGTATATTTAGCTCTGCTGCTGTAGCAGTAACCCCAGGCAAGCTGCTTGTAAATGCCAGCTTTCCACTGCCGTCTGTCTTTAAGAGTTGACCTGCAGATCCGTCAGCATTAGGCAGCTCAAGACTGTAGGTAGCTGCAGCCGAATGGGGCGGGCCTTTAAGAGTTACGCCGTGACTATTTGATTCACAGTTAAATCTAATTGCCCCAGCGTTAGTGTTGCCATATAGCTCTGTGTATCCAGTGCCGTTAGGAAACAACTGAATGTTGCCATCGGTATTTGTTGATGAAATAGCGTTACCGTCTAGCTTAATGTTGTCCCCAGCTAACGATCCCGTAATTGCAACATTGCCTGAATACGTAGCTGTTATATAACCGCCCGTATCAATTAGGTAACTTGCAGAGTTCCAAGCTGTAGAGCCATCTCCCGCTTTAACCTTGAGAGTGTCTGTTTCAAGACCTAACTCGCCTTGAGCTAGTGTTGGATTAGCCGATGACCAGTTAGATGCTGTGTCTCTGCGTATTTGAATAATGCTCGCCATGATTATGCACCGCCTCCATTAAAATTCTGAGCTGTAAGATAAGTTGAATTAGCAAAACCACCGTCCAGCCCTGCACCGGAAGTACCCGCTATAAACTTTGATGTGCCGCTGTCAAAAACTAAAGTCTGACCATCTGTAGCGGCAACTGATAAATTAACGTCAGTTAAATTATTAAGAGAGGCGTTCAAAGACGCAACGCCTGTATCGGCAATAGTTATATGACCTGATACTACGTTGTCGATCCACTTAGATGTTCCCGTGTCATAAAATAATAACGCTGCATCAGCAGGAGATGTAACGTTTGTATCTGATAAACCAGAAAGCGTTGCTCCGCCACCACCAGTTTGTGAGTCAACGTATGCCTTGACTGACTGCTGACTAGGAATACTTGTCGCAGAGTTGCTAGACATATTATCTTCATCAACAAACGCTGTAACGCCATCAAGAACATTTAGCTCTGCAGTAGTAGCTGTAATTCCATCTAAGGTATTTAGCTCTGATGCGCTTGCGGTAACGCCTAAGTCAGACAGGTTAGATGCAGTACCTTTAGTATCAAGCTGTGTTTGTATGTTTGAGGTAACACCATCAACATAATTTAATTCGGCTGTTGTAGCTGTTACCCCATCAAGAATATTTAATTCGGCTGTACTGGATGTAATGCCATCCAAAACATTAATTTCTGCTGCCGTTGCAGTTACAGCCGTCCCATTAATAGAAAGGCTGCTTGGGTTTGAACCCACCTCAATAACAGCGCCACTACCATTTTCTGTGTAAAGACGCTTGTTAGTCAGATCAAATGCTGGTTCGCCTTGGACTAAATCACTAGCTGCGGGCGCACCCGATCCATTCTTGAGTTTAATTGTGGTTGCCATGAACTACTCCAAGAAGAACACGAAACAAAAAGGAAAGGGGGCCGAAGCCCCCGAGTAGATTAAGCAGATGGTACTGCGAGTACAAAGCCAGCCTCTGGGCGGTATACCTGAACACCATAAAGGGTGTCTGCGGTGTACAGCGTAGAGAGGTACTCTTGCTTGTACTGCGTTTGGCTGCGTACAGCCAGCTGCTCAGCCATTACTACGGCTTCATTGTGGAACAACAAAGCAGCGCGAGTATCAACGCTAGAAGCGGTGTTGTCACCAGCTGCCTCAATGGTTCTGCAGTTGGCAGAAACGTAAACGTCTACGCCATACAGGTTACCAATAAGACCACTGTTTACTGACTGACCACTTACAAAGTCAGAAGACACATACCGATCAATGCCCATAATCGCGTTGCGCGTTGCAGGCGGGATGATCAGGTTGCGGTTTTCCATCGGTACATTGTTGTCATCCATCTTCTGAATCATGTCACGGAAAAAAGCATCCGTGAACTCGTCAGTAGCTATCAGAGTGTCATCAGTGTACTGAGTGGTAGTGCCGCCATCGTTAAAGAAACAACCAGTGTGCTGGTAGTCAGTAGCAGCGGGGCTAAATACAATAGCGCCACCGTCACCAAAACCAGTGCCAGCTGCGTGCAGGTCATTATCAACCTGTACAGCCAACGAGTAACCAGCGTCTTCAGTGTAGAACTGACGCAAAGATCCAAGTGCTTGAACCTCTACAATGTCCTCAATCAAACGCGAGTATTCAAAGTGACGGTTAATCGTAACGGTCAACTCTGACTCGGTGTTGGCAATGATTGTTACTGCAGTGTCAGCCGCTTTTGCATTGGCATCGCCGCGAGTAGGCTTAGGAATGTGAATAACGTCACCCTTCTTGCCATTCATAGCGATACGCTTGACAAGGGGAGCCATTTTCAAATTCTTCTGATAAGAAGCAATAATCTCATCCGACCAGATTTCTGGTACAAAAGTTGCTGCTTCCGTTAATGCGGTATTACCCGCTGCGCCAGGATAAGTTGCTGTAGCCATGATAGTTCTCCTTTAGGCTATTTAACTCGACCCTCCGCGTATGCTTTCAAAATCTCTTCTGATAAAGCTGAATAACGCTCGGGATCATTTTTCATAAGTTTAATAATGTCAGCCCGACGATAAGTTTTCTTTCTTGATCCTTCAGCTGCTCCACGAGCATTGCCTGTTGCAGCGGCCTTCACAGCATTCTTACGATTTGCACGCTCTGCCTTAGCTGTTTGTTGAACAATATTCGATCGTTCTTTCCACAGCGAAAACAATTCGTTTGCAGCATCGTAGTCATACTGCTGGTCAGCCTGAACAAACAACTGTGTCCTAACCTTTGATCCCTTAATCCATTCGGCAAACTTAGGGTCTTCCAAAACGTGATCCATATCTGGATGATCGGATCGCAGCTGTGCAAGAGTGGCCTGTTGCTTGTACTGCCTTGTGTACGATTCTGCCTCTTTGATCTTGGGATGATTATCTATAGCCCGATTTACAGCACTTTGCGGATCAACAAAAAAATCAACGTCTCCGTTGTTATCTTCTTGCTGTGTTTGAGGTGCTTGTTTTTCATCGAGTTCTGTCTGGATGTAGTTATCAACCAGCTTCCTAAGCTCGCCTACTTCCGTACTCTGCTTGCCTGAAAACTTCTCAAGCTCTTGATTCATCTGTACAAGTTCTTCTACAGACTTACCACGGTACTTTTCTGGAATGTTAGATTCTTCTGGCTTATCCTCTGCAGGAGCCTCAGAAACCTCTTCAGCTATTTCAGGAGCTTGTGTTTCCTCTTCATCTTGACGCTCATCAATAATTGTCGCTCTTGACATCATTTAACTTATTCCGCCTAAAGGTTATGGAATGATTAGGATTGACTCTTCTCTCGTTGAGCTTCCCGTCCTTTTCGCCCCGCTTCTTCGTGTTCTCGTACCCACTTCATGTGCCTCCCAGGGAAATCTCCGGTAGACCCATCCAGCACGAAATTCGACGCTGAGACAATTTTTGTAGCATTAGCACCACATTTGCACCTACTAGTTGTGGTTCCGCTTTCTACAAATTCTTCAAATATATGACCGTTTTCGCAACGAAAGTCAAATACCTTATACATCTTCTTTCTGCAACTCTTCAAAATTAGTGTTTAAAGTAGACTCAAAGTTCAGCAGATACGCTAATACGTTCAGCTGCCCTTTGCGGACGTACAAATCATTTGCATCCTTTGTCGCTTCAACACTATTAATTGAAAGAGCGTTTTGCTTTAACTCTTCGATTAACTGTTTCCAACCATCGTTGCCAAACAGGTCAAAATACTTGTTGTAATACTCTTCAGTTTCTTTATCCATTGAGGCCATAAGGTTATCTCTGGTTAGCTTTTCTTTTTGCGCCTCTTTCCAGAAGCCGTTACATCATGTTTGATCCTAGCAGGTCCGGTCTTTCTGGACTTAGATCTTGCTTTTTCAGCAGCCGTCATCTTATCTGCTACCTTTTTAGGCCGACAAGATGGATAAGGTCGCTTTGATTTCTTTGCAGACTTTCTGCCACAAGGCTTTCCGGTCTTTACATCAATCCACTCTTCCTTAAACCATTTGGTCAAGCCCTTTTTGGTTTTAGCCATAAGTGCCACCGCGTTTTTTGTATTCCTTAACTAACCACGCATTAGCGTAGGCGCTAGGATATACATCAAACTTCTTTTTAGCCGCAGCCTTAACCCTTGAATAAAGAGCCTTGTTCTTTACGTTATCGGGTATAGAGCTTTTTTTCTTTGCCTTTTTCTTGGCTGGCATTACTTCCTAACCTTTTTCTTCTTTTTCTTAGGCTTTGACTTATATGCGTTCGGTCCATATCCCATTATAACACCTCACTTTTTGTGAACTTTTTGAACAGGAAAATCAACTGCTTGTGAAGCTCCCTTGTGGGGCTTATATCCACCAGCAGGATTTTTCATTAACTTAAAGCTCTTACCACTTTTCATCCAGTGATAACCGTCAGGGGCTTTTACTTTCACTTTCGTAGTCCTTTATATGCTTATGAAGGTCATGTTGACGTTTGCAAGCATGACATACACCACAAGTAATAAAACCTTCAGGTGATTCTTTCGGCTTTCTACACGACCAATATAATTTACGCAACCCCTCTGGCATTGCATAGTAAACACCAAGGCTTCGCTCTAGCGGTATTTTGCTCATGTAATCAAACGGAGCAGCCCATACAGGCTTGATCTGTTTATTCATAAACAATGCGCTAAACACACCATAAGCCTCTGCGCTTTCTTCTTTGCTCATGTTGTAATCGCCTGTAAACACAGCTGCTACAGGCTCCGTCATAGCCGATATAATTCTTCCCGCCTGAAACAAAGCCAAAGACATATCACGACCACCAGGGTATTTACTTTTGTATGAATACATACAAGACGAAAACTCAAATTCTCTTTGGTTTTCCTTTAACCAATTAACGCTATCGTAAATAGCTTTAGCTTCTGCTTTAAACCTGCCCTCAGAGTTATCAAGATGAATCGAATGAATATGCACCTTGTGCTTCGTATGCTCTAACAAACTCCAAGCAAGAGACACGCTATCCATGCCGCCAGAGTACATAACAATAACCTTATCAGTCGGCCTCCTTAAAAGCCTGTGATACTTAATCGCAGTGTCTATCGACTCCTTGGTTTTTAATTTATACCGAGACTCTAACGTCATCTTCACTCCTTATTTGATTGTTACCACTTCTTACATGACCAGTACCTTGCCGATAACTTATCAGGAGGGCTTGTGTCGCATTTATGCCTAGCCCTAAAAGACTTCCTGCGAGCAGGTTGATCTTTCTTAATAGTCATCTTTTGATCGCCAAACCTAATCAGCTTGGTTTTGTCGCCTTTCTTTGCAACAACCACAAACTTTTTAGTCGGATGTTTCGGTGTTCTCTTCGGCTTGTTGTACCCGCTTACGCCCGCGCGCTCCAGTTTTGGGTCCTTTTTCTTTTTCATCCAATCTGCTCTCCAATGTTTCCAATCGGGCTTTCAGGTCTTGCAGCTGGCCTGTCTGATCCTTGAAGGCTTCGTTGATTTGGCTCAACAGGTTGTTGATTTCGGTTTGTGTCATTAGCATTTTTTGCCTTTCCCTCCACTTCGCGTTCTTTCAAAAGCCTGTCAGCTACCTTAAGCCTACGCTCAAACTCTTTATCGTCGGCATCTCCTGCCTGTAGGTTACGGGTAACTGCTTCAATTCTGTCAATCTCAAGCTCTTGAGGCGCAATTTGGGCTTCGACAGAAATCTTCGCTGCTCTTGCTTGCGATTCTGCTGCCTGACCGTTCAATGCATTTGTCTGACTTTGTTGCAACTCCAATTGCGATTGTTGAGCCACCATTGCCATCTGCTGTGCTTGCGGATTTGGCTGAGAAGCCTGCTGCATCGTAGCAATCAATTCTTCTCTGTTACTAAGATTCATGTTGTCGATGATGCTTTGAATCAACACAGGGTACAAAGGACTGTCTTGCTTCATTGTCTGCAGCAATTGAACCAGCTGAGTAACCTCGTACTCCCTAGCAATAATGCCAAGGGTGCTGGTTGCTACAAACTTATAGTCCGATACAGGGTATTCGTCTGGATCAAACTGCATATACCGATGAGCCGCCTTGGTAACAAACGGCAAAAGAAAAGACTGTTGGAAATTTATAAGGGTGCGCTTATGTCTCTTAATAATTGCACCGAGAGACATAGATATCCCAGCAGCAGTAGCTTCACCATTGACCTGTCCAGCGATCCCTGCGGAGTCCACAGCGCCTGTCGCTTGTTGCACCATTTGCTGAAGGCTTGCAGCTTGGGCAAAAGTAATCTGCCCCACTTGCCCAAAGTTAAATGGCTGTAAAACCTCACGCGGATCTCCGTTAGTCAAAATCATTTTGCCCGGTCTAACCTCGGGCTTAGCACCTCTGGGTAGTCGGGTAGCATCAATAGCAAGCATTGGGTGGATCGTAAGGCTTAGCGCATCAATCCTCGCTCTAAGCTCTGTATCCAGTGCCTTCTGGCTGTTATAGCCTTTTTCACAAACGCCACGACCCCAGAATCGCCCTGGGACTACATCCCAAGGAAATGCAACTACGGGCCTATCGCCCATCATATATGGATTTTTCGTGGCTTTTAAAAGCATCCCGCCGTTTGCAATAACGACAATGGCTTCGACGTACTTTGAGTCTTCTTCGACTTCAACGCCTTCAGCCTCAAGAAGCTCTTTTGGCACTAGGCCATAATACTTTGTAATCCGAACCTTGTCATCATTGTAGATCGTTAAATCTTGATCCGGCTCAAGATCAGTGTCCGCAGCTGCCGATTCAATATAACCTTCGTTATAAGAACCTTGCTCCTGCAGAATCTCTACAGTGTGCTTGCTCACAAACTCATCAATAGCAACGCCGTAGGCCTCTTCAATAGAAGTCGCTACAGGATCTATCAAAAAGTTTTGAGGCAATACAGGCTTTAGCTTTACAACAACACGATCTTTAATGTTTACGCCAACAGCCTGAAGATCCCCGCCCATAATTGGTTCCGCTGCGGGGGCCATTTCTTTAACCTCTTCAATAACCACCTCACCAATGCCCGTACCAAATACAGCAGCATTAATAAGACATTCCGCCACGGCTTTTCTAACTTTGCAGGATTCAAAATCTTCACTTAACTTTTTTCGCAAATACAAAATATCTTGTCTTTGCCCATCACCCACATCATCTGAAATATCAAACCACTTTCCACGACCAAAGGTAGCTTCTTCAAGCTCTGCTACGTTAGATTCTACAGCCTGCTGAAGAGCAGGAGCGATAATTCTAGAACGCTCTGACGCTCTTTGAGAGTCAGCAGGATCCCATTGACCTCGCCATAACCGATAGTATTCATCGAATCTTTCCTCATAGTTTGACTCATAGTAATCGCGCCAATCTTCGCACTTCGTCATTACCCAACCGGCAAGCGACTGTTCGATCATCAACGGGTCGGGTTCGTAAATTTCGTCTGCCATGATTCTTTCCTATTAATATCCAGATATAACATCTAGAACTTCGTGATCGTCAATTTCATACTCGTAATCGTATGCAACCTGCGCCAGCTGATCTATATAAGCTAACGCATCAACCAGATCATCGTGTGTTAATGCATCTGGAAACTGAAATAACTGGTCAAGAAATCGCGTATTCCACGCGCCCTTATTTAAAGTAACATAACCGTTTTCAAATCGCCCCTGCAATGCCCACATGACCCTATCGGTTTTCTTTTTATTTCCGTGGGTAAGCTCTTCAACACGAAAAAACATTCCGTACCGCTTCATCAAATCTGAAAGCGGAGACATTACAGCTTGCTTAGCAATTCCTTTTTCTATTCCTACGCTTATAGGACGATAATCACGCACAGCCTGAAAGATTTTCATAGCGGTTTCATTTAAGTCCCACCTGCCATGAATAATATTTTCTACAAACCAACCGTCAGGACTCACTTTAGTTACTGCGATAGCTGTTTCGTCTAGGCTCGTATTCTTTGTACGCTTTTTGTTTACGTCCTCAAAGCCAGCAAGGTCAATGGCAATATAGTAATCGCCTTCAATGTTGTCCTCGCCAATAGAAACCCAATCCTCCTTAAACATTTCAGAGCCTCGGGCCTCAAAGGACGCCATAAACTCCTGTCGGAATGCATAACTCGACATAGACTTTTTAGCTATATCAATTTCAGAAGCATCAAGGATAGGGTTGTCGTAACTCGTAAAGTGCCAGCCTTTGTAGGTTTCATCATCCCCAAGCTCAGCATATTTGTACAACTCATAAAAATGGTTGCGGCCCATGGGAGTGCCAATAAACAAAGCCTCTCCCTTTTGGTCCGCCAGTGCTGGACGGAGAATCTGCTCCCATACATCGGGCTTCATATCCGCGTACTCGTCCAT